TCCGCGCACTGCGGCTCACGCACATCGTCAACGACTTACATGCCGCACATACAGGAGAAAAGGTTCTCAGCGACAAAAAACTGCATTGAAAGAGGGTTTGTTATGATAATTGATATGATCATGGGCTTTATATTTTTAGTAGCATTCAGTTTCTTTTTAAAAGGAGCGTATCTAATAGTTTGCGATAAGCAACAAGCTTGGAACGATAAACAAAACAAGTCGCCCCCTCCCGGGGGTTGACAAACTCCCATACTTCACCCTATACTCCAATTTCATTAACTTACGGAGTAACACCATGAGCACGTGGAAAGAACAAATAAAGAAAACCGCCGGCAGACCATCAACCGGTCTCAGCCAAAACGAAATGTCACAGAAGTCTAAAGCCAAAAACGAGACCAAGAACATCACCATCAACGGTGCTGACCTTTTGGAACGCTTCCAAGAATACAAAAACCACGAATCCGTACTGACCGGGTTCCAAGTAACCAACACCCAGTTTCTTTCGGTGCTGTTAAACGTGTGGCTATCTGATAGGGGCAAAGCAAATGAGAGTTAAACTGGACCAGTGGGAAGTGTTACATGCCATAGGGCGTTACCTCAAACAAGAGTACGGCGTAGACTATGATATAACCGAGGGCCTTGCAGACAACCCTGTGATCGAGTACCAAGAAACCGTTCGAGAGTTCAAGACACACAAGAACGGCCGGGTAGTTAAAAATGAACACGGGTTCCCTGTTATAGATCATTCCAAAACCACGTATAAAAACGCGTCATGCGAGTGGAAAGAAATGGATTCTATAACCCTTTACTTGGCACCAACCTCATGACTACCTTTACGAAAGCCTCATTGTTTATTAACCAAGCCCCTAGCTTCGGGTTTCAATACGGCGAGGACGAACTCCTCGCCATGGCCCTAATGTCCGGGTTCGTAAAGAAAACAGGCGACGATCAGTATGAAATGAATGATAATTATGAATCCAAGGATACTAGCCCTATCTGCAATGACTGCGGCGAAACACAACAAAGCGCCAAGTTCTGCCCGTCATGTATGACTGAACTTATTACTTAAAGGAGAAACCATGAACCGTATGCCCTGTAGTATCTCAGACGATGCGTATAACGATTACAGCGACTTTATAGAAAATGAAGGCGTCTACCGGACAAAACCGCAACCATCACCCGACGATGAACACGATTACTGCGACGGTTGCGACACCATCCTTAATTACAATGAAGGCGACCTTTGTTGTTGGTGCGAGAACCGTTTAGAAGCCGAAGCAGAAATTGAAAGAATACGCGACGCAATGCTCGATAAACAATTTACAATTAGCTTAGGTATCGCACCACTGACCGCGAACCGTGGTTCAGATTGACCAATTGGCCCCTTCCGAGGGGCTTTTTTGTGTCTAAAGGTTACGTAGTTACGCCGTTACGTATATAGAGCCAAAATTAAAAAAAATAAAAAAAGGTGAAATATAGGCGTAACCGGTGTAACCGGTGTAACTTCGAGGCAGATGTCAGCAAACTAGCGGTCTGGAGCGGTAACACGAAAGGTTACACGTTGATAAAGTAAAATGTAACGATAAACAGTAAACTGCGTTAAGCCCTTTCAAAATATAAAAGAATTAAAAAAGAATATTACTTGGGTATATACATAGATTGGTTTTTAGGTAAACTATCGCGTATTAACTGGAGTATTTTATGGCGAAGAAACCACTGCCGAAGTCGGCACCCGTAGTTGTAAAGAAGACAGCAGGCCGGCCCAAAGTAAACAAACAATCTGTACTGACACGCAAACAAGAACTGTTCGTTAAAGAACTGGTAAGCAAAGACGGGCAGATCACATTACGAGAGGCGGCCATCAATGCCGGCTACCCTGCCTCTTCTGCCCACACCCGGGCATACGAACTAACTAACCCGCACATATCACCCCATGTTGTTAATGCTATCAAAAGCTATCGTAACGAGCTCGACGAGAAGTTCGGCGTTACCTTTCAAAGACATCTTAGAGACTTGCAAGGCATCCGAGACTTGGCAATAGAAAACGGTGCATATTCTGCCGCCGTTCAAGCCGAGTACCGCCGGGGTCAAGCGCACGGCGACATCTATGTTAGTAAGTCCGAGGTTAGGCACGGAAGCATAGACAGCATGAGTAAAGACGAGGTCGAAAAAGCATTGCTTGAGCTCAAGAGCCAGTATGCTCCGGTTACTATTGATATCACTCCCGAGGAAATAGACAATGCCGACAACCGCGACAAAGCGAGAAGCCGCATTTTATCTACAGATGAAGACAGCGGCGAAGACGTCGAAGTCTCGAAAGCTAATATTCACTAGGATAGAGTCGACGGCAGTCCCGGGAGTGCCTGACCTTTTAATATGTGACGAAAATGGTTTGTTCCATATGGTCGAACTAAAGTTCATTACGGGTAATGCGGTCAGTCTTAGGCCGCACCAAGTTAGTTGGCTAACCAAACATAGCCGTAGCAGTAGTTGGATATTTATTAAGAAACAAAAGAACAATTTAGAAAAGTCCGAACTGCACATTTATCGAGCAGACCAAGCTATTGACGTTAAACTAGACGGACTTAAAGCCAAGCCCGTAATGGTGCAGAGTCAGCCCTTTAATTGGACCGATGTGTTTAACTTGATTAGTCCGAGGTAATCGCATACTATCGTATATCCAATAACTTACGGAGTAATGAAAATGTGGAAATGGATCAAGAGTTTATTTTTTAGTCCCGAGGTAATCCCGGAGCCGGTTGCTGTAGCGCCGAAACCCAAGCCCAAGCCCAAGCCCAAGCCCAAGCCCAAGCCCAAGCCCAAGCCCAAGCCCAAGCCCAAGCCCAAGCCTAAACCTAAGCCCAAGCCGAAGCCGAAGCCTAAACCTAAGCCGAAGTTAAGGGTGGTTAAATAATGTTTTTGATTGGATGGTTAATAGAATTAGTTTATGGAAAGAAAGCTGTTGAAGAGTTTGACAAGAAAAAAAAGCGGCCGCGAGTAAAACCAAAGCGCAAGCGTAAAAGGTAAATGATTAGCCCGTTTAGTTGACGGGCTTTTTATTGTCCGGTAGTATGCGATAAATCTTATACAACTACGGAGTGAATTAAATGAATATTGAACACTGGTTCGAAACGCTAGACAGAGGGCAAACTGACACTTGGGTACTTTGTTGGGTGGATTCTCTCGACTACCAAGCCCGAACTACTCGGAAAATGGTTGTGGGTTATAGGCGATACTTGATTAATTGCGGATACCCAAGTTCGAATATGTTTTACACATCAGATGGTGGTGGCTACCACTTTGCAACACCTTGTGAGGTGACAGTATGATTTATATAAACCGCAAAGACTCATACGGCAACCTTGAAACAGTTGACGAATTTTACGAAGGGTATAAAAACGCCAGAGCTATGTTAAAAGAATATCGTTTATCCGATCCAAGCGCCTATTACTATATAAGCCAAAGAGCTTGCAAGGCTTGGCACGAAAAGGTGACATCATGAAACTATTAAACGTTGGGGGTTCGAACACGAAAATAGCCAAGACAATCAAGCGGGGCGGAAACATACGCGTCGCTAGTCTGTCCTTAATGCCCGACCGCAAAATATGTGCGGGCAGTAAAGCGGCCGGATGCTTTGAAACTTGTTTAAAGTCTAGCGGACGCGGTGCGTTTAAAAACGTGGCAACGGCACGACAAAACAAAACAGACTTTTATTTGTCCGACCGTCCGGGCTTTTTGTCCCAGTTGCGGGCCGAGCTTACAAACTTTGACAAGCTATGCGCCAAACAAAATGTCACGGGGTGGGTCCGGTTGAATACTATTTCCGATATTGATTACGAAAACCATGGCATACCGCAAGCGTTTCCGGCGCTAAACTTTTACGACTACACCAAACGAGTCGACCGCATTGGTCGGACCCCGTCAAACTATAATCTAATATTTAGTTATAGCGGACGGGACCAATACCAGAAGAGTGTTAATAGACGGCCGCGAGGTACTCCCATGGCTGTCGTATTCCGTAATGAGTTACCGCCAGTTTGGGACGGGCAGACTGTTATCGACGGCGATCTATCCGACATCGTTAACGTTAAAGCCGGCGGCGTGATAGTTGGATTACGTGCAAAGGGTAAAGCCAAGCGGGACCGGACGGGCTTTGTTGTAGACTCGGACATGATAGCTATAGGAGGCTAAACCATGGCATATTTCAGCCAAGATAAATATCGAGACAATACCGTACCCAAGCCGACCATCGTCGAAGTAAGGCGTAAAAACGTGGGTCAGTTTGACGCGGTATTTATATCAACCGATGGTGATACCACGCACAGCGTTATTAGTAGTACCACGCTTTCCGACATAGCCAGTGACCCGTTGTATGAAATTAAACGACTAGACGGTTGGGAGTGATTTGCATTTAATACTGTACTCTCATATAATCCCATACAGCGGGATGGTCCCGCGCTTACTACGGAGTAATAAACAATGAAAGAATTAAGACAAATCGGATTTAAAGAGAAAATTGTATTAGCTGAATATGCCCATGACGAATTGCGTAATGAAATCGAACGACTCGAGGCGCACATTCGATCTAGTGCCGAGGATCAACGGGAGCTCAACACCGAGTGTGCGGATTTACAGCAAAGCGTTCAGGCCCGTACTGCTGTTATTGTAAGATATGAACAGGATAAAAAAACGCTTGGCGATGGTTTATATATGTTGGTTCGTGATGGCGTCGAGCAGGCAATGGCGGACCGGATGGATTTAGACGAAGTCGACGACCGTATAGATCGATGGTTTGATAGAAATTTCGACATATCCGAACATTTTGATATGTCAGATTTTACGGATGATATCGAGCAGATAGCGTTGAATGTTTACAATGATGAATCCGACACGTCCGACATCAGCACCAAGGTCCGCGAGGTCATACAAGAAATGATTGCCGGCGGTGAAATTACTGTAAAAGTGGAGGTCAACTAATGAGCATTCAACCAATAGGATTATTTGCCACACCGGACGACATGAAAGCATTACAGGATTATCTCGCATTGTTTCATGGTAGTGAAGCCGTTGTCGCTAATACGTGCGCTTGGATGGCGTGGAATCTAGCGGCCAAATTAACCAACCCCGAGCCCTTTCCGCGTGAGCACGAAGAGGGTTACGACGACGACCAAGACCCAAGAGTTAATGGTGAATTGCCTTAATAGATCCGTAGTACTAGACCCCGCCACGGCGGGGTTTTTTTATGCCTGTTTGATTATCCTTATATACTCTTATATACTCTTATACCGCGACGGGGTTTACCCGTTGCACTACGGAGCAATAAACTATGTCACAAGCTATCGAGATTAAATATTTAGGACCAACCGACCACCAAGGCGCTAGACTTAAAGCAACCGCCGGCGCGGGATCCATTACAGTTGGGCGCGACTATGGCATATCTGCAAATCAGCAAGCGCGCATACTGGCGCGGGAATATATACAGAAACATTGGCCTCATTCTGTATTGCACGGATTCGGAACGCTTCCCAGTGGTAACTACTGCGCGGTGATTGTGCCCCGTGGATTATCTAGCCTATACACTGAGGACACCCCGCCATTAAAACCGGCGAATGCTGTAATCATCATCAAAGAGTTAGAAGCGTTAGCACCTAAACCCAAATTCATTTCAAAAGAGTTAACCGGCGACGCGTTAGAGGATTATATAGAACGTCGATTCAATGGGGAGGGTTCCAAGTGAATCAATCACAATGGGATCATCTTGTAATCATTGAAACCGAGCTTAATAATCTACGTTGGCATTTAAAGGTGGCGCAAGAGAGCGACGTCCCACCGTCTCATGATGTCGTTAACATGCACCTAATGCGAGCCATTAAACACCTAAGCGAGGCGACCGACCGATGATTACATTAACTAAACCGCAACGGGCCGCTGTCTACCGTAAATGGTCGCAGAATGATCAAGGGCTAACATACCGACAGTTTAGGTCTACCGTACAATATGGATGTGACTGCGCAATGGTTTACTGGTCAGGAATGTGGCTAGGCATTGAGCCCGACGGCTATACGCACAGTTAACCACTACCCTTTACTACTGGCTCCATTCGGGGCCTTTTTTACGCCTAGTTATCCCCATAGTTATCAACACCTGGATAGGTTAGCAGCTTATAGGTAGAATGCGGCCGTCATCCAATGTTGTGCAATAAACAACCAATCCGACCATATAGCATTGTGGATAACTGCGCTTAGTGTTTAGCAGTTAAACACGCCGCGCCATGGGTCGCGGTCATTGGCTCAAACCTACGGGCCAAAAACAGCGGTCGGCGGGCAGTGGTCGACGTGTCGCGAGCCCAGTATCGCGGACCATGGGCCGTGGTCTATTCATCCGGGCAGATAACCGGATAAAACGCCCGGGTCCCCCGTATATCGGGTCATTCGGCGGGGTATGGGATCCGTGGATCACGCGCCAATGCGCGAGGGCCGCGCATTCGTGGGGACGAGTGCATGGACCATGTTTCTCACAAACATTTAATAAAGATTCCATATCGGCGTTAACTGTCTTATATTAGCGTCTAAAGTCGCATACATT